TCATCAGAGAAGAAGCTGATATTGAGAAGATCGCTAATAAAGTATCTCAGAAGATAGCTGCTGAATTGAGAAGACAGAAAGAATTGAGAGGAGCGCCTGCATGGTAAAATACAACGAATTGATAATTGATGGAGTCGGAACTTCATCATTTCCATTTGATGTGATTGTGCTTGAAGGCCCTACAATTCAAGTAGGTCTCTCAAAAGACAAGCTATTGAGCCATGATGGAGTTAGTGGATATATTATTCAGTCGAATCCTCACAGAGAAGCGATTGAAAAGAAATACACTCTTCAACTCATCAACCCAACAGAATTGCAAGTCCTTGAATTCGTCCAATTCCTTTCCAAAAGGAATTTCTGGCTTGAGAATCAACAGAACAAGCTCACAAGATGGTTTTGTTATCAGACAAAGGTGTCTGACACTCAGAGAGATAAAACTAAAATGTATTCTGTGGAAGTGACATTTGTTTGTCACCCCACAAAATACATGAAGAACAATGATGTTCAAACTCTCGCTTCAAATGGTGTTCTCAGGCTCCAAGGTAGTTCACTAGCGTTCCCTAAGATCACAATAAGAGGAAATAGCTCATCTGAGACTAGCTTCACGATTGGAAAGCAAACCATCAAGCTTGAACAACTATCTGAGAGCGCTGTGATGGTGAATGATCCACAGAATCCAAGTTTCCTTGATAAGAAAGGGAATCTGGTGAAGTGGTCAGGAGACTTCATCACAATTGACGCTAACCAAGGTCAGAAGACTATCGGTGTGGTTTTAGGACCTGGCATTCAATCGCTTGTTTTTGAAACGAATTGGGGGTGGCTATAATTTTATATCTATTAGACAGAAATGTTCAAACAGTGAAATGGAATGGCCAGCCACTCCATGAAGCGACAAAAGCAGAAGTTGAAGAAGTAATCAACGTGAGCTACACTCTCAAGGTTGATTATCCAATCACAGACACTGAAATTTATAAGAAATTTCAGGAAGACATGCTCATCATTGCCCCAACTCCTGTCACTGGCCGGCAACTATTCCGGATCAAGGAGATCAGCGAGCAAGATGACACAGTGAGCCTTACTTGTCAGCACATCACAGAAGACATCTTCAAACGTTCTGTCCGCCCTATTAAGGTTTCAAACTCAACCTGTCAAATCGCCTTGAATGCGATGATATCAGCAGTTAAGACACCACTTGGGAAATTTTCATTCACAAGTAACATCATGGACAATAGAACTTTCAACACTACAGAAGATGAAACGCTCTATAAGATCCTGATGGATGGAAAACATTCCATTGTGGGTGCTTGGGAAGGTGAGATGATTCGTGACAACTTCCTGATTGACATTCCGAAAAGTAGAGGTCTTGATCGTGGTGTGGTAATCACCACACATCAAAATTTGAAGCAGTATGAACGGAACAAGAGCAGTTCCAGCATCATCACAAGACTACATCTGAAATCAACATTCAAACCAGAGGGAGCAGAAGAAGACACGGTTCTGAAAGTCACTGTGGACAGCCCCCTCATTGGTACCTACCCTTACATCAATGAAGCTGAGTATGAAAATAATGATCTTACTACAGAGGAAGAATTGAGAAAATGGGGTGAAGCCAAATTCAAGAATGGGAATATTGACAAGCCCACTGATCAGATCAAAATTGAAGCTTATGAGCTTGATGGGCAAACTGTCCATCTTGGTGACACAGCAGCCCTCATGAGCTTGAAGCATGATGTCATGTTGAAGAAAAAAGCTGTGGGCTATGTCTATGATGCTCTGTCAGAAGAGTATATCTCTCTTACATTCGATGACAAGGCTGGTCACGGTGGAGGCCTATCAGGCTCAAATGGAATTTCTGATGTAGCATCTGAAATCCTTGATACAGTCCAAAAGACTCAAGAGGATGATGAATACTACAAGAAATTGAAAGTATTGGTTGACAATGCTAACAGGGCTTTTGAAGACAAGGCAGGAGCTTTGGAGAAAGAGATCACTGATGGAATTGAGCAAGCCAAAGCACAAGCTGAAGTAGTCAAAGAGGAAATCTCAGCTCAAGTCACTGAGAAGATAGCAGCAGCAAACCAAGCAAACAAGAATGAAATTGTAGAAGAGTTCAAAGCTCAATACAACGGCATTGAAGTGAAAATGGAAGGCTTGACGACTACAACTAAAAAGCTTATTGAAAAAGATGTAGAAGTCAAAGAGCAAATTGACAAATTCAAACAGTCTACAGAAAGCCAATTCACTGACTTGAAAGGCGCACAATCCAGATTTGAGCAGACTACTAAGAAAGCTATTTCTGACCTAACTAATGTGGCAAATGGCAAAGCTGATAGGTCATATGTTGAGCAGACGGTGGCAGGAGTCAAAGAAGAGTTCACAAATCTGAAAGTTGGATCAAGGAACTACGCTGAAGACTATGATTTCACTCGTGATCTCTGGTTTTTTGCTCATGGCGATTCAAGTGATTCAACCGGTACAGCAGAGAATGGTATATATACCATTACAGGCAATACCAACACTTGGAAACAGGCACAGCTATTTTCTAGTACCGCACCAAGCTGGGCAACTTCAAAAACAACTGCTCTGGATTATCTAGAAAAAGGCGAACCTTACACAATTTCATTCTACGCTAAAAGAAATAGCGGTTCAGGAACAATGTGGGCTTCATTGCGTGAGAATCGCAGATCTGGAGACAATCCAGAAAGAATCTATGCTCAATTTCAGTTAACTGATGAATGGAAGCTGTACAAAGTTTCTCTACCAGCGCTAGAAAAAAGCGATGAGTTTGATTTCTGGCGCATCATTATCGGCTATAGTGAAGCAGGTTCAATTTCATTCAAAAAGGTAGAGCTAACACAAAGCAATACCAGAACAGATGCAGGACCTGCTCCAGAAGATCAAGAAGCTATTGTCACAAACGCTTCAGCATCATTTGAACGTACCGCAAAAGGACTTAAAACACAAATCACAGCACTTGAACAGTACACTGGAGAGAGTGGAATCCTTGAATCTAGGCTAAAACGCTATACAGAAGAGCAAACAAGCAATACCCTGAAGACAATTCGTGAGAATCTATCTGAGAATTACATTTCTAAGAATAAGTACACAGAAGATTCTGAGGGGATCACAAGAAGGATCGAAGCTCTAGGAAGTCAGATTGACCAAGAAAACCTTGTGAAATTAGCTGACAGCTTAACTGAATATACAGCGCCCAACAATGGCACAACCAGAATTACATCAGTAGAAAACGGGATTTTCAAAATGAAAGTTTCCGGATCTCCTGCAAATTCTTATACATTTGCAGGTCCAACATTCCCACTGTATATCAATAAGATGACTCAAGGTGAATACTACTCATTAGGTTTTGAATATCAAGTGAGAAGTGATGTTGAATGTGATAAAGGAATATCAGTTACACTCAAACGACATTCAAATAATAAGCAAGTATTTGGGAAGAGTTTTGCAGATAAAACAACAGCAAAAAACACATGGCTGAAAGCTGAGTTCACATTCCTAGCAACTGATTTTGAATTTGATACCTCTGGAAGTTTTCCACTATACTTCTATACAGTCAACAATGCACACTTTTGGATTCGCAAACCAATATTGGTCAAAGGGCCAAAAGTCCCTCCATACAAGCCAAACAGCTTGGACACAATCAACTCACGAATTGAGAGCAAACTTGCTGAATACAAGCAGACTGTTGATGGTCAATTCTCAACATTCTCAACTGAGTTTGGGAATAATCTGAGATATGCAACAGAAGGTCTAAACAATAAGCTTGCAACTCAGGAGCAGGCACTTACAACCAAAATTGAAGAGCAAGCACACTCAACAGATGTCAAACTGGCAACTCAAGCAGATGAGACAAACAAGAAATTATCTAGTCAAAATTCTGTCCTCAATGACAAGTTAGATGATTTCAAGGACAGCATCAACGGGCGCTTTGCGAATTATCAGCAAACAGTTGATGGGCAAGTTGCAACGATCATCAGCCAATTTGATGGAGTTTTGAAAAAAACAGACATCAACATCACAGATGGTCAGATCTCATTTGGCACAGGCAAGAGCATCAATGGAAGGACCATCAGCTCCTTGCTTGTGCAAGAACCTGAAGCAATCGCTCTGATCGCTCAATTGATCAAGGTGAAAGGTGACATGGTAGTTGATGGATCCATCACAAGCCGTCATTTAGCTTCTCAAAGCGTCCGAACCGGTCACATGGAATCTGGATCAGTAACAACTCAGATTTTGGCTAGTAATGCAGTAACAGCAGATAAGATTTTGGTGGATTCTGCTATGATCAACAAACTTGTATCAAATCAAGCCTTCATCAGAGAATTAGCTTCACAGAGAGCTTTTATCACTCAACTTACATCTGTTGGAATTTCCGCAAATGATATTCGTGGCGGAAGATTGACCGCAAACTCTAGTGTGTCTAGTTTTGATCTAGACAACGGAAGATTGTCATTCTACGATAATTTTACAGGAGTTTTCCGTGATCAAGTAAATGCTTCTAGTCAAGGGCTTTTCTTCCGGAATGATGATGTGACGATAAACGGAAGACGCTACATCAATTCAAAAGCCATTATTGGTGCTGACCGTCGGGATAATGACATCAGAAGTCACTGGGATCAAGGTGGATTCAATGGAATGATTGTTGATACCATTAAGGGTGTAGGTACAGGGGATCATGACAATGCAGATAAGGTCACGTTTGTAGGCGATAGATTCAACTTCACTCACTCTTATAATTACGACCAAGCCACTGGAAGCAGTCCTTATGGTTGGAGAATAACAACTTGGGGAGGAACAACAATTGCTCCATACGGAACCAATGGAAGGAACACCAACATACAAGCTGGTGACTTTCTACTTATTAACAATGGAAGCAACGGCGTGTGGCTCAGACAAGCTTTGAGAACTCTCAGGACAGCATTGCAGCACTTTGTCAACGCTGGCTTTGCAACTGATGACTTCACCCCTCAAAATGGGAAGCCTATGAGAACAGCTCTTCATAGTTCCATTAGAAACGCAGTAGCTAATTCATTAAGAGATTTTGATAAATTCGGAATCTAGAAAGGTAACAAAATGAAAGAAAACACTTATGTATCAATCATCACAGATCTAGCTAATCAATTGGCTAGTAAATCAATCAATGAAGCTGAGTTCAAAGCACGATTGACTGAAGCACAGCAGGAAAAAGGACAGCTCATCAAAGAGCTAGAAATCTATCGCTCTGTCCTTGAATCTGACAAAGATTTGAAGGACCTATTTGAAGAAGTTAAGAATAAAAATGAGGTAAATGCTTAATGAATTATAAAGTACAGTTCAAATCCTATGATCCAGTAGCTAATGCCACAAAGGTTTCTATCAAGCAAGATTACCCTTACCGGGTATTTGAAGAATCCCTTCCAAATAACCGCATGGGAGATGAAGAGACAGCCCTTGTGGATGCTGTTCTAAATCTTGTCCGAATGGAATTGGATCCATCTGGCGCTATCGTGGCGCTCAAGAAAGAGCTTGACAAGTCTGTTGATGCCAATAAGAACGCTATCCAGAAAATTCAAGAACTCACTCAAGAGAACGAAAAGAAAGATGTCCTAATCCAAAATAACAAAGCTCTTGCTGATTGGTCTGTCCTTGTAGCTGTGACCAATCAAGACACCCCACTTGATCCAACGCTCTATAAGCGAGCGCTTGAGCTTGTGGAAGCTGCTCAAGTAGGCAAGACCTACAAGCAACATGACATATTCACCTTGATTGATCCAGACCACACTGAAAAATTCAGTGAAGGGAAACGTGTTCTTGTTCAAGTCAACTATGATTTCACCTACAATGGCGAATCCATCAAAGACTTGAAAGGCCCACTTCTCCAAAATGGGAAACTGGCAATCTACAATTGGGAAGTTCCCAAAGAAGAGAAGCAAAACAAGCCATCAGGAGATCTTGAAACTCAACCAGTAGCACAGCCTGAATCCTAATTGAAGGGAGTGTGATTGATGTATCAAGAACCAGATGGAATTTTTGGAATTATTGAAGTAGTACGTGACTTCTATGATCACGGAATTGATGAACACATGATTGTATTTCTCTTGATGGCCATTGTGGCTCTAGATATCGTTTTAGGGGTGGCTAGAGCATGGGCCTATCATGAGTTCTCAAGTAGAAAATGGAGAAAAGGGCTAGTAAGTCACACAGCTATGATTTTAATCACAGCCATTGGCTATCCATTCGCTCTATACATGAATCTTGGACCCGTAGTTGATGCCTTCATTGTCGCAATGATGGCAGCCTACGGTTCCAGCATCCTTGCCAGCCTTTCAGCTCTGGGAGTTGAAATTCCTGGCCTAGATCGCCTTGTGAAACAAAATATTGATCATGAGAAATTTCAGTTAAAAGATGGCTTGGAAGAGCCTAGTAAACTAATCAAAAAAGGAGAAAAGAAAAAATGAATCAAATCACTGATATCGTAACAACTAGCGCAATGAGTATTCTTGTAATTTTGGTTGGAATTGTTGTTCAGGCAGTCAAAAAATATCTCTTGACTCGTGGAGGAAAGAAAGCTCTTGAAGTGGCTGAAATCCTTGCAAACAACGCTGTGCATGCCACTGAGCAAGTAGCAGGAACATTGGACATCCACGGTAAGGATAAGATGGAGCATGCTAAAACTAGCTTGATTGAGGGACTAGAAGCATATAACATCAATTTGACCAATGACCAATTAAACACATTCATTGAGGCTGCTGTCAAGAAAGCCAATGAACAATGGAAGAAATGAGGTTCAAAAATGGTAGCAACAAATGACATTTTAAGTTTTTCAGAATCTTTGGCCAATCAAGGTGTGGGAGCTGATGCAGATGGTGCATACGGAACCCAATGCGTTGACTTACCAAATTCAATTTCTATCAATTTCTTCGGAAAAGCTCTTTGGGGAAATGCTATTGACCTACTTAATTCAGCCGCTGGGTTAGGATATGAAGTAGTATATGATGCAATAGGAGTCAATCCACGAGCAGGAGCCATCTTTGTCATGGATACAACTTACCTGTATGGCCATCCTTATGGTCACACAGGAATTGTAATTGAGGACAGCGATGGAGTCACTATGCGAACTATAGAACAGAACATTGATGGCAACGCTGACTCTCTGTATGTTGGAGGTCCTGCACGATACAACACACGCAACTTTGATGGAATTGTTGGATGGTTCTATTTCCCAACTGATGACACATCTGTGGCATTTGAACAGCCAGAACCATCAGAACCATTGACCATTGAATCAAGTGGATTCCATCCAGAAACAGGTACATTCACTGTTGAGGTGTCTGCTCTAAATGTACGAGCTGAAGCCGGTCTTGGAGCTGAGATCGTAGCTGTATATAGCGCAGGTCAAGAAATCAATTATGATGGATGGATTGACAATGATGGCTATATTTGGATTTCCTACATTGGCGGTTCTGGTAATCGCAGATATGTGGCAGTGGGGCAATCCGAAAACGGGGAACGCATCACAGACTTTGGATCTTTTAAATAGATCTCTGTGATTTGTAGAATAAGAGGATTTAGATGAGCGGAAAAAATTCAACTAATCTGAAACAAACGAAAGGCGGGGAAGTCATCAAACAAGGTGACTCCTCATCTATCTTTGAATATGAATTATTGGACTATGATGGCAACAAATTCAGCTCTCTGGATGGTAAAAACGCTAAGATCAAAATAGCAAATGCCAAAGGAAAGAAGACAATTGAAACTGTTGTAGAGAATTCTAAAATTCAGTTCAAACTTGAAAAAATTCTACCTGCTGGCATCTATCAAGTCGAGGTTGAATGTGATGGTTTTATCTTCCCTAGTGATAAGAGTGCTAAAATTGATATAATTCAATCTATTGAAAATTATCAAATAAGCAACATTGTTGAAATTGATAAAGTCAACATTCAGGAAGAAATAGCTGCATACATAACTACACATCAAATTCAACCATACAATGACAGTCAAATCATCAAGAGAATTGAAACACTGGAAAATAGACCACAAACACATTCAGGAACGGTTGATTTAACAAACTATTTGACATCAGATCAATCCTATCAAACATTTGTGACCTATGGCGCACTTCAATCTCAGATGGCAACTAACATCAAGGAGAAACATCTAGAACTTGGAATTGATGCCCTGATAGACGAGAAACTAAAAAATGGCGGTGATTCATTCATCACAGGCCATCAAGCAGAAAATATTTTTGCTTCAAAAGAAGAGCTTGCAGCTATCGTTTCACGAGTTCAAGCGCTAGAAAATAAAGCATAGTTTTCACCCTCCTTATTGGAGGGTTTTTTCTGTTATAACGGAAAAAATCAGAAATGTCTGATATAACCTCAAACAATTATCAAAAAATCTTTTCCTGTTAAATGACTTCCTTTTATGTCTAAGATAAAAAATAAAACTTGAACTTTCTTTGAAGCTATGCTAAACTAACAATGTGAGCGATGAAGTTGTGAAGTTATAGAAGCAGTTCCTAAAACAGACCCAAAAAGCTGAAAATAGCGATTTGATTGACTTTCAGAAACTCCCACCGGCTCCATATTTTTAT